CGCATCGCTTGAGGTCACAAGAAAAAGCCTTGCTCACTGGAGACGGGTAAGGGAACGCATTACTGCAAAGAAGAATACTGATATTAATGCACAAAACACGAATAATTATGCTGAAACTGAAGAAAATAACTCCGACATTCAACCACATCCTGACGACGAAGGACCTGTACAAGAATGACGTGTACGAGAACGGCATCCTTGTCAGGCAGAACGGCAAGACTAAGGAGTGGCAACGCGTAGTTGCTGTAGGTCCGACTGTGAAGACCTGTAAGCCAGGCGACATGGTCATGATTGACCCGTCACGTTACGCCAAAATGAAGCACCAGGAAGGGTCTCTGAAGGACGGTGTGGTGGCTGATAATATGGCGGTTGCTTACAATATCCCCATCATTACCATCGATGATGCTGAATACATGTACCTCTATGATACTGATGTTCAGTTCATTATGGATGAGTTCACCGAGGAACCTGACCTTCCTCCCCTGTATGTCGGGAAAAAATCAATCATTCAATGAGGCTGCTCACTTACGAAGGGTTTAAGGTAGTAATCGCCCCTGAAGCGCTTGCCCTTAAGCCCTTCCGTGTTTTATGGACCAGGGACAGAAGCAAGAACAAAGACAAAGCCATTACTGAGATAGGCTATATCTACTTCTTCTCTGACCCTCGTAGCGAGTATCAGTACATCATTGATGACGATGAACGTGATGCTGCGATAAAAGAAGGCCTCGGTCTTCCTGCTAAATGGAAACCTGACAAGGAGATCAACGCCGCAATGGAGCTATACAGGTCATTTACATCAACTGCGGCATTGCTTCTGCAGGACACCAGATATGCAGTCGACAAGCTCAGGACTCTGCTGCGTGACATTGACCTCACAGCAAAGGACAAGAATGGCAAGCCTCTGTACACACTCAATGTCATCACAGCAACCATTAAGCAGGTACCTGCACTGGTACGCGATCTTGATGACGCAGAGAAGCAGCTTAATGAACAGCTCAAAGAAGCAGGCGATGCTGTAGGCAATGCAGAGATGTCCATTCTGGACAGTGAGTTCTAAAAGGAAAAGAAAGTACCAAAGAAAAGGAAAACGAGACTACTGTACTTACAGTACAGTATAACGAATATAGCAAATAAAAACAAGTTTTATTTACTATCTTCTATAGTTAGAAAAAATAGTGCTTTTATTTTCCTGTACAAATTTTTACTGCAGTTTCTTTCAAAAACATGTGTTAAATATTCACAATGGACAGATACAACTTTGCACAGAGCATACCGATGGCGTTACATTCACTGATACCTGAGCGGGAGTTCTATGTGCTCATGAACAGCAAGAACGACGACAAGTATCCTGTGTACGTTCATCACTGCATCTCAGTTGAGAGCATGGATCATACTGTGGCCTTTGTCAGGAGGAAGCGTGTACATAGCGGAGACACTGACCGCGACACTGCGTTCAGAGAACTGTGTGCAGAGCTGATTGCTGATATAATAACGGCAGCAGTAAACAATGAATCGCCTTTCCTAAAGACAGTGCCCACGGTACCTGCAGATAAGGAACTGTAATCTCTGACAGGCGGCCCGTTACATGCTCGTATTAGTGCTGAATTTTTCAAAAATAACTACTCAAATATACACTCACAAATGTGGAACGAATTGAAGCAAGACGAGAAATACGAGATTATTCGTGACTATGTACGTCAGGGATACAATAACCTTGACGACATTATGGATGACTATAACAAGAACAGCAATGGTATTAATGCTTCTGTGCTTAACAAGAAGCCCACTCGCTCTGCTCTTGAAGAAGTGATTAATGAATGGTACAGTGCCACAACGTGGCCTGACAGTGACCCTAATGCCGACTACTGATACAGTCATAGTAGAAACAAACGGCTACCAGACCCCGGTAACAGAGGAGCTGCTTAACTCATATCCGCAGGAGGTGAGGGAGCAGTTCATGGAGTTCGTGTCCTCTGTTCCATTCATAAACAGTCTCATATCCCCCAGCAGGAAGCGTGCAAAGGACCTTCCTCGTGACAGTAAGGGCAGGATCATAGTTGACCTTGTCAATCCGCACATTCTTGAGAATATGGACTACTTCCGTCAGTCTGCATTGCATTTCAAGAAATACGGGTGCTACACCAAACTCAAGCCAAACAGTAATCCGAATTCTCCGTACAGGAAGTGGCTTGATGAGGAAGTACGCAGATGCTGGGAAGGAATGGTGAGGCCAGAAGACGGTGAGTGGGTCACCGGATACATGTATTTCTATCTTAACTATTGTCCTATTCTTGTCACTAAGGCGAAGGGTAAGGCCAGTAAAGTCGGAACACGTGTGCAGGATTTTCCTGAACCTTGGGAGGGAGTCTACTGGAGGTTCCATTATCTGGAGCAGGCCAGGTACGGTGGAAAGTACAATAAGTTTGAAGGTGGTGAATACGCCGTGGAACTGTCAAAACGCGGTAGCGGTAAGTCCTTCTCTCTTGGTGGTATTGCAGCACGTAACTTTATCCTTGGTGAAGATAAGGAGACCTGCCGTCGCATCACTACCTTCATCATTGCCGCAAACTCGACGTACTTATCCGGAACCGACGGCACCTTAACCAAGTTCGTTCCTATCATTGACTTCTGCAGGAAGAATACTCAGTTCCCTGGTCATCGCGTTGTTGACTCGCCGAACAAGGTCAATTGGGTAATGGGCTACAAGGACAGGGTGACCGGTGTAAGAAGCGGCTCGTTAAATTCTGTGTCCGGAATTGCAGTTGACAATGATCCTGAAAAGGTCCGTGGTAAGCGTGGCAACTTGTTGTGGGAAGAGTTCGGTTCATTCCCGAACTTCATTGATACATTCAACATTGCAGAGTATGGCATGAAGGAGGGCGGTATCCAGTACGGCTTCTCCTATGCGCTGGGTACCGCAGGTGATGATGACAGTGACTTCTTCGGAGCTCAGGAGATTCTGTACAATCCTGTCGGTTATGACGTGTATTCCCTTCCGAATGTATGGGACAAACCTAACCAGGGCAGGCCTAATTTTGCTTTCTTCTTTCCTGCATATGTGAATATCAAAGGAAGGTACAACAAAGACGGTGTGAGTGACGTTGTATCCTCCTTGCTGTTTCTGCTATCTGAGCGCTACAAGGCTAAGTACAAGACAGGCGATCCGAAGAAGATTGTTAAGGTAACCGCTGAGATGCCTATCACTCCTGCAGAGGCCATCATCCGCATAACAGCATCCAGGTTCCCTGTAACTGACCTTATGGAGAGGCTGCTTCAGATTGACAGCAATCCGAGGTTCTATGACAACGTGTACTGCGGTGAGCTTACTGTTGATTCGTCTGGTGACATCGTGTTCAAGCCCACAGCTGATGAGCCCATACGGTTTTTTCCTCATAAGAGCAACAAGGGTATGGCTGGCGCTGTTGAGATTTATGAGATGCCTGAGAAAGACCCGAAGACGGGCCGTGTGTTTACGAACAGGTATCTTGCAGGTGCAGACCCTTATGATGACGATACTTCAGGTACTACTTCTCTTGGCAGTATATTCATACTAGATTCTTGGACTGACAGGATTGTTGCTGAGTACACCGGAAGACCTCCGCTCGCCGAGGAGTTCTATGAAATATGCCGCAGGCTCTGTCTGTTCTATGACGCTAAGCTCAACTATGAGAACAATAAGAAAGGTCTGTTCAGCTATTTCTCAAAGATGCACAGCGTCCATCTTCTTACTGATACACTTGAGACTCTTAGGGATAAGCAGATGGTTAAGGCCGCAGCTTACGGTAATACGTCAAAAGGTACTGGTGCCACAGAACCTGTCAATAACTACGGAAGGGAATTGATTGAACGGTATCTGCTTGAGCAGGTAACTGTTACAACAAAAGGCGATGACGGTAATGATACTGAGATTAAAGTGCCGAGACTCTTCACTATACGTAACAGGGCCTACTTGCAGGAGCTTGCATCATGGAACCCGCAAGGCAACTTTGACCGCGTCAGTGCTAACATCATGCTTATGCTGCTTCGTGAAGACAGGCTTGTTCAGTACGGCAAGAGAACCGATACATACGCACCTCCTGAAGACCCTCTCGCCAATGACGAGTACTTCAAGAACAACTATGACAGCAGGTTTGAACCCAATATTCCAAACATTCCTGATGACGATTACGACGGATTAGGGCCGTCAATTGACTTCAGTTCCCTTCAGAGATAAAATCGCTAACCACGGTTTAGCAATCACGTAACGCGCATTACCATTGCTGTAATGGGCGCTACTTTTGTCCTAGAATAATCATACAATGCCGTATAACGTAGACATACCTCAACAGAGGCTCCCCTTCAGCAGTAAGACAAAGAAGTGGAGAAAGCAGCACCTGGATTGGGCAGACGACAAGTCACTGCTCAATTACAGCCCTGTGCGCAAAAGCGTACAACAGAAGAAGATAAACTATGATCTTGTTAATGGTACCATTTATATGGATGACCTTGAGTACATGCTCAATCCTGACAGGATCAGAAGCGAATATATCCCTGATAAGATTCAGCATTACCCGATAATCAATGCAAGCCTTAACGTTCTCCGTGGTGAGGAGATTGCACGCGTATTTGATTATCAGGTTGTTATAACCAATCCTGATGCTGTCTCTGATATAGAGCGCAATAAGCGCGACCAGGTACTTGCGGCTCTTCAGGCAGAGGTGCAGAACACGTCTCAAGATGAGAATTCCTACAATGCCCGTATGGAGGAGCTCAGCTCATACTTTAAGTTCAACTGGAAGGATATGCGTGAGCTGCGCGCAAACAGGCTGCTTACACATTATTGGCGTGAGCAGAACTTTGCTGGTACCTTCAATGACGGGTTCATGGATGCGCTTACCGTCGGGGAGGAGTTGTATCAGTGCACCATTGAGTGCGGCGAGCCTGTTCTCCGTAAGCTTAATCCTGTGAAAGTCAGTGCTTTCATGTCTGGATACAGTCGTCATGTAGAGGATGCTGACATTGTCATTATTGAGGACTACGTTTCACCTGGCAAGATTATGGACATCTATGGTGACCAGCTCACTTCGAAGCAGGTTCTTCATCTTGAAGAGCTCCCGAAGAGCGTCGGAAAGGGTGCCGTTGATTCTATGGATCAGATTGATGAGCGCCATGCATTCCTGCCGAATTTCATGCTTACTGATCAGGCTGGCACTGATGGTATGTTTTACTCTGATTTGTTCGGAGACCTTGACGGCTATGACAGGATGCTTCCGTATGACCTCTCAGGAAACATCCGTGTAATTCAGATGTACTGGAAGTCGCGCCGTAAGATAAAAAAGGTGAAATCGTTTGACGAGTCTGGAAAGGAAGTCATCAATTTCTATACTGAGAAATATATCATCGATGAGGCTGCGGGCGAGACCGAAGAGATATTCTGGATTAACCAGGCATGGGAAGGTACCAAGATCGGCGATGACATCTATGTCAACATGGGACCATGCCCTGTGCAGTATAATAGTCTGAGCAATCCTAGCCGCTGTCATTTCGGAATCATAGGAACGGTGTATAACTTCAACGAGTCACATCCGTATTCTATGGTAGACATGATGAAGCCGTTCTCCTACCTGTACGATGCGGTGCATGACAGGCTCAACAAGCTCATAGCAAGGAACTGGGGTAAGATTATCCCGTTGGATCTTGCCAAGATACCGCAGGGCTGGAACATCGACAAGTGGATGTACTATGCCAAGGCAAACAACATCGCAGTATATAACAGTTTCAATGAGGGCAATGTTGGCGCCGCTACCGGCAAACTCGTCGGTATGATGAACAACAATACCTCTGTTATTGATGCTGAGACCGGTGATATCATCCAGCAGAACATGAATCTGCTTGAGTACATCAAACAGGAAATCGGTGACGTTACCGGCATTACCAAGCAGCGTGTTGGTCAGATTGCATCACGTGAGACTGTAGGCGGCGTTGAGCGCAGCACACTTCAGAGCACCCACATTACCGAGTGGCTTTTCGCTATGCATGATGATCTTAAGAAGCGTGTTCTTACTGCATTTCTCGAAACGGCAAAGATAGCCCTCAAGGGCCGTAAGCTCAAGTTCCGTTATCTGCTTGATGACGGCAGTTATGAGCTTATGGAGATTGACGGTGATGCCTTTGCAGAGAATGACTACGGGCTTCTTGTAGACAATAGCTCTGGTACACAGAAACTCAACCAAAATCTCGAGACATTGGCACAGGCTGGTCTGCAGAACGGATTGCTCTCATTCTCGAAGGCAATGCACATGTACCGTTCCGTATCTGTTGCACAGAAGATTAAGCTCATGGAGGACGCAGAGCAGCAGCAACAGCAACAGGCTCAGCAGCAACAAGAGCAGGCTATGCAGATGCAGCAGCAGCAGCTTGAGGCTCAGATGCAGCAGCATCAGGCTGAACTGGATCTCAAGGATAAGATGAATCAACGTGACAACGACTCCCGTGTACTTGCTTCCCGCCTTGAGGCAGAAGGCTATATCAGGGCTGCCGAGGCCAAGTATGCAGGTGACCATATGAACGACGGTATTGAGGTTCCCCAGACCGAAGACCAGCGCAAGCAATTGCAAGAGAGTATCAGGCAGTTCAATGAACGCCTGTCCCTTGACAAGAAGAAACAACGTGAACAGGAACGCTCCAATCGAAGCAACGAGGCTATCAAAAAGAAGGCTATTGCTGCTAAGAAAGGCAGTGAATGACGTTTTGAAGGCGTAAGGAGACAGGAAGTTGGACTTTAAATTTTTTATATTATGATAATCACGAAAGAAACAAAGGACTTGATTGCCATGCGCACTGCGGGCATTGTCCTCATCTTCGGCCTGATACTTACAGGAACGGGGTTCTTCATTGAACCGATTGGTGAAATACACGAGTCAGTGCTTTGGGTGCTGGGTCAGTGTCTGGCTTACGCAGGCGGTATCTTCGGTATTGGTATATACACGAAGAGCCGCCTTGATGATATAGAGATGCGCATAGGCAGGTCGGCTGACATGAACAAGACAGATATCGAAGACGAAGAACAATAAACTACAACGATATGGCATTAACGAAACAAGACCTCCAGAAGATTCTGGAAATAGTGAAGAAGGCGTCAGTAAGGGACAGCTCATTTGCAAAACTGCCTTCTGAAAGTGTAAAGAAGGTCACACAGATTCCTGTCCTCAGTGAAGGTGCAAACAAGCTCATGAACGTGTCTGACCTTGAACTTCATGTCGCAAGGACATTGGATCTCAATCGTGTCCCTGTTGACAGCGATAAGTTCTTGAGTGGCAATCTTAAGGATGCCCTTGATGAGCTCATGGCAAAAGCTGGTGGAGGTAATAAACCTCCTACCGAATTGTCCGCTAAGTTTGTCAAATACGATACAATCAATAACCCGTATTATGGCAATACTGTACAAGCGGTACTCGACACTATTTATGAAGTTCTCAAGGGTACTGTGACTACTACAGGCTCAGCCGATTCACGCCTGCTTTACTCTTACCTTCCGGTTACTGTCCTTAAGAATATAGAGCTTGGCCAGCAGTCTTCCGGTCATAGCAGTAGCTCAGGACCTGCAGGTTTCGTTGCATATGTTAATGGCGACTATGTCTATAGGCGTTCCTCTGGCAAGATTGAGCGTTGCGTTACCAGTGGTGTTGACACTACTTGGCAGGAAATCGGATACCCGTCTGAAGGTGTACTGTATTATTCCATTTCTGGACAGTCCTTGTACAGGTTTGTTGCAGACGGATGGGTACAGATTGATGTTGGCCTCAATTCTTCAGCAGTTAACACACTGATACAAAGTGCCCTTGATAACTATGAATGGGATAACCCGCAGATCCCTGCTATCGATGATCGTCCTATTCCGAATTCAGAGAATCTGGTTAAAAGCGGTGGGGTCTATGCTGCCGTTGCCAGCAAGCAGGATGCGATTACATTCGGTGCTGGTCTCAACTACAACAATGAGACACATACACTTAAGAGCACCGCAACTGGCGCGTCAGCTTACGACATTTACTGCCAGCACTTCCGTGAGGATAATCCAGGAGAGGAGCCGATGCCAGAGGCTGAATGGCTTGACCAGCTTAAAGGTTCTGTTGTGGATGGCTTTTCCCTTCCGAGATACAGTACCGACGGTAAGACTTGCACTCTTACTTTACAGACCTCAGACAAACCTGGAGGCCATTCCGTCACCTTCAACATAGGTTCTGGTACCGGTGGTGGTGGAACAATCATTAATCCGAATGCCGAGTACATTGGACATGGTGATTACAACAGTGCCTATAACGTCTATCTTAGCCTCAGTACTAATGATAGGAACAAGGTGTTTGAATGGCTTCTTGAGCAACCTGAAAGTGAAACTATGCCTGAAGTCAAGAAGCTTATCTGGCATGTTGGAAACGGCGTATTCATTGATGCCTTCGGTTCTATTATCAGCAACGTAAACGATTAACGCATGAAAGGGCTTTATTGCATACAGAAGGACACTACACTTACATTTAAGACTGCAGCTCCCGTTAAGTGGACACGCGACCATGTGATGTACAATGATACCGAATTGTTTGCTATCACTGTGCGTACACGTGATGAACGTGCTGTTGACTTTCATGCAGGTGTGCGTGTTGACGGGCAGAGGTTGATGCTGAACAAAGAGGTACTTGCGTACAGCTCACAGGCCAATCCGTCTATAACAACATACCCAAACGGTGCTGTGTTTTTCGGCGAGGTTGAGTTGACCTACACAGGGACTGTCATCAACGTCACGCTTGCGAACTATAATGCATTGCGTCGTGGTGAGGTTCCTGTTGGTTACAGGAGGTATAATACGTATGCCGTGTACAACATAGTTACATCTGTGTATGATGGCATGCCGCTGTATACTTACGACAATTCAGGTGAGGACAAGGAGAAGGACCTGCTCTACAATAACATTGTCGGAATCAGTCATGTGTACATACGACATAATGTAGCCACATTCACCAATACCGATGCCCCATTCCTGTCAGTGCTTGAGCCGCAGATGACCACGTTTGTCCATGACGATGACCATCCTGATGACGGGTACATAGACTTCGAGTATGTGGTGGATACCCGCCGTATGCTTGCCCATAATGACCATGAGTTCGGTGAGAAGTTCACACTTCGCGTATACAGTGACGAGATAGAAGACGATTTGTACAGTCCGAGAGAGCTTGCCATTGATCAGTGGCTTCCTATAAAGTGCTGTGATCCTAGGGATGAGAACATGTTCTGGAACACATCAAGGACGACTTATGCCGGTAAGATGAAATGCCGCATTGGCCCGTTCAGGACAAAGGGCGAGCATTGGTTTGCTGTTCAGTGTGTTGATAGACACGGGGTTGAGAGCATCATG